CCACTACCGGTATTGTTGGCCCGTTGGTATTGGCCTTGGGCGATACCGCCGAATTCATTCGGCTGCAAGATCAATGGCGGTTGATCGGTGGCACTGTTGCGCTGCGCTATGCCGGCATCATGGCGGGGGAGAGTTTCACAACCCGGCCTCAGTTCGATAGCTCCAAAGCACTTGCAACAACTGAGTTTGTGCAGCGGTCTTCGGGCAGTCTGGCCGGGTACGTTAACTACTCGGCAAACACTACGTTGACGGCTGCAGATGTTGGTAAGTACGTCTATGCAAGCGCGTCAGTCATGACCCTTACATTGCCTGATGCGGCCCTGCTGCCTGCTGGGAGCAGGCTCTACATACAGGCCGGTGCCAGCACTGTATGTACCGTAAAATCCATCAATGGAAATGTGTCCGGGCCGAACGGCAATCCAAGTGGTTCGCCTAATGTGGTGCTTGGCAGCGGTGTTGCAGCAGAGTTCATCGCCTGGGGTGCGGGTTGGCTATCTGTTGGTGGCTCCGGGCTGGCTTCGCTTGCCGCCGGCGGCTTTCAAAAAATGCCAAGCGGTCTGATTATTCAATGGGGTTTTGGGACTGCTGGCAGCTCTGGTACGACGATCATAAATACATACCCGATCGCTTTCACTAAAGCGATTTATAGCCTTGTTTCGCAGCATATTGGGGCTGAACCCACTGTGAATATTATCTCTGACAATGCTTTTATTTACTCACTTACGCAGTTTGGATTGCGTTCGACTTACTCAACTAACGTTGCCGCGATGTGGATTGCAATCGGGCAATAGCAGCTCAAGGAGGCGCGCGTGTTCTATTCAAAAACTACCAAGGGGTTCTATGACGAATCTATTCATTCGTCTATGCCGGATGATGTTGTTGGAATCTCTGCAGAGATGCACGCCGAGCTGATGGGAGGGCAGGCGGCAGGCAAGGTTATTTCTTGTGGTAATGATGGCTATCCACTGCTGATTGATCCGCCGCCGGTCAGTGATGAGGTGTTGCAAACAAATGAGCGCGCTTGGCGTGATGTCCAGCTATCAGCTACGGATGGAGTTGTTTCGCGCCACCGAGATGAACTGGAGGAGGCACAAGAAACCACGCTGACGACGGCGCAATACGCCGAGCTACAGGCTTATCGCAGAACACTTCGCAACTGGCCGGAGGCGGGAGAATTCCCGCTGATTGATCATCGTCCGCTGCCTCCTTTGTGGCTGACCGGCCAGCTTCAATAAACGCCCCGCACTGACGGGGCGTTTTCTTTTCCGTTACGCATAACACGAACACCCTCACAGCCTCGCTTACGCGGGGCTTTTTCGTTTCTGGAGACTGACCCTTATGAGTTTTTTTCACGGCGTCACGACCACGTCGGTCGACACTGGCGCGCGCACCATCTCGCTGCCGTCGTCCTCGATTATCGGTCTGTGTGACACCTTCACCCCGGGTGTCCTCGGCGGTGGTACGGCCAAGGCGGGCGAGCTGAAGTTGATCACCACCGAGCGCGAAGCCATTGCCGCCTTCGGCGCTGACTCGGCGATCACCAACGCGTGTAAGGCTATCTACGTCAAAGCCAAGGCAGTGATCGTCGCCATCGGCGTACCCAAGCTGGAAGACGCCGCGCTGCAAACCTCGGCGATCATCGGCGGCGAACTGGTCTCGGGTCAGCGTACCGGCCTGCAGGCGCTGCTCGACGGCAAAAGCCTGTTCAACGCCCAGCCGCGGTTGTTGATCGCGCCGGGCCACACGGCCACTCAGGCAGTGGCCACGGCGCTTGATAGCTTGGCGCAGAAACTGCGCGCCATCGGCATCATCGACGGACCGGGCACGACCGACGAGGCCGCCATGGCCTACGCCGATAACTTCGGCAGTCGCAACCTGTTCATGGTCGATCCGGGCGTCAAGTATTGGGACACCATTACCAGCAAGACCGTCGACGCACCGGGTTCGGCTTGGGCGGCGGGCCTGTTTGCCTGGACGGATGCTGAGTACGGTTTCTGGGCTTCGCCATCGAACAAGGAGTTGACCGGCATCACCGGCACCGGTCGCGCGGTCGAGTACCTGGACGGCGACGAGACTTGCCGGGCCAACCTGCTCAACAACGCCAATATCACCACGATCATTCGCGACGACGGTTACCGCCTGTGGGGCAACCGTACGCTGTCGAGCGATCCGAAGTGGGCATTCGTTACCCGCGTTCGCACGCTCTTCATTCTCATGGATGCGGTGCAGGCCGGGCACAAATGGGCGGTCGACCGCTCGATCACCAAGACCTACGTGACTGATGTCACCAATGGTCTCAACGCTTTCATGGCCGACCTGAAAGCCCAGGGCGCGATCATCAATTTTGAAGTGTTCCCCGACACCGAACTCAACACGGCCAGCCAGATCGCCCAGGGCAAGGTGTATTGGCGCATCCGTTTCACAGACGTGCCGCCGGCAGAGAACCCGAATTTCCTTTTCGAAGTCACCGATCAGTGGATGACCGAAGTGCTTGAAGCAGCCTAAGGGGGCGTAACCAATGATTCCTCAGACTTTGTATAACACCAACCTGTTCGTCGACGGCGTGAACTTCTCCGGCGACGTGCCCAGCCTGACGCTGCCCAAGCTGACCACCAAGACCGACGAATACCGTGGCGGCGGCATGGCCGGCCCCATCGAGATGGATCAGGGGCTTGAGAAAATGGAAGCCTCCTTTGTCACCAAGGGCGTGCGGCGCGAGTCGCTGAAGTACTTCGGTCTGGCTGACGGCACGGCGTTCAACGCCACGTTCCGGGGTGCCTTCAAGGGCCAAAAGGGCGCGGTGACAGCGGTGGTTGCCACCTTGCGCGGTCGTCTCAAAGAGGTCGATCTGGGTGACTGGAAAGCCGGTGATGCGGCCGAGATCAAACACGCCGTTGCGGTCACGTACTACAAGCTCGAAATCGACGGGCGCCTGATGTACGAGATCGACATGGTCGCCGGCATTCAGGTGATCGACGGCAAAGACCAACTCCTCGAAGTGCGCCAGGCGCTCGGCCTGTAAGGAATAGATTCAGATGACTCAAGCATTCGCTAAAAACCTTCCGGCCTGGCTGTCGCTCAGTGCAGTCGGTGCCGTCGTAACGCTGACCCGCCCAAGCCAAGCCAATAGCATCGACGTCGAGACGTTGAACCTGCGTAACCCGACCGTGCGTGAAGTGCGCGCGGCTGATCGTGCTGCCAACGGCGATGATGAACAGCGCGAACTGATGCTGTTCGCCGGTCTTGCCGAAGTCGGACTGAAGGATCTGGAAGGCCTCAAACTGACGGATTATCGCCGCGTGCAAACGGCGTATTCGCACCTGGTACCGAAAACCGATTATTCGGACTCGATGCCGGCGTGGTTGTCGCTGACCACCGATCAGGTGCTGGTAACGCTGTCGTGTCCGAGTGAAATCAACGGCGTGACCGTCGACAAGCTGGCCTTGCGTTCGCCGACCGTGGGCGACGTGCGGGCGGCCAACCGTGAAGTGGGTGGCGATGATGAGCAGCGCGAGCTGGTGTTGTTTGCTGCGTTGTCCGGTGCACGTGTGGAGGATCTGGAGGGGCTGAAGCTGGTGGATTTTAACCGCTTGCAGGCCGGCTATTTTCGCATGGACAACGACGACGGGCTTTAACCCCAGCGTTATCAAGTCGGCGGCGAAACGTCTGGCGGCGGAAACCGGATTTTCCGCCGCCGAGATCCAGTCAATGCCGTTCGCGGATATGGTGTGGTGGCTCACGGATTGAGCCGCCACCGGTAGTGCTGGGCACATGAGGGCCATGACATGGCAAACAAACTCGCCCTCGGGCTGGTGATCGGCGGTGCCGTCAGTTCCACGGTCGGCGCCGCGTTCAAGGATGTGACCGGGCGCATCAAGCGCCTTGAGGCTGAAGGCAACAAAGCGCGCGTGCTGCAGCGCACGATTGGCGACACCATCCGCCTGCGTGAAGAATGGAAAAAGGCTCACGACACCGGCGCTGCCGGCGCGTCCAAATTACTCAACCGCTTGAACTCGAACCTCGACAGCTTGAAAAAACAGGGGGTCGAGGTCGGCCGGTTGGAAAAAGCCTATCGCTCGATGGGGCAGACGGCCAACAAGGCCGAGCTGAAAGCCAAGGGTCATCAGCAGATCGATTCTGGCGTAAAGGGCATGAAGGGCGCGGTAGGTGCAGCGGTGGTCGGTGTCGGTGCGATGGCGGTACCGGCCAAGGTCAGCGCTGACTTTGGCGCGATTGTGCGTGACATCGCGATCAAGGCCGGCATTGCCAACAAGCCGCAAGAGCAGGAAATGTCGCGCAAGATCATCGACACTTCACGCGACACCGGCATGGCGCGAAACGATGTGGCCGACGTGGTCAATCAGTTGGTCGGCGCCGGCATGGACTTGAGCAAGGCGCTGGAATACGCGCCTGTCGCGGCCAAGTTTGTCGTGGGGCAGGGATCCAGCGGCGTCGACACGGCCAAGATGATCAACGCCCTGGGGCAGAACGCCAAAATCACCGACCCCAAGCAAATGCAGCAGGCGCTGGAGGCGATTGCCTACCAAGGGCAGGCGGGCAGCTTTGAAGCGGCCGACATGGCCAAGTGGTTTCCGGAGCTGTTGGCCAACATGGCCAGCAACGGCATCACAGGCTTGGATGCGGTGACGCAATTGGGCGCCATGTTGCAGGTCCAGATGAAGCAGGCCGGCAGTTCGGACGAAGCGGCCAACAACCTGAAAAACTGGATGGGCAAAATCGGTTCGACCGATACGGTCAAGGCTTACGAAAAAGCCGGGATTGATTACAAGGGATCGATGCAGACCGGTTTGCAAAACGGCATGTCGACGCTTGAGACCAGCATGTCGCTGGCTCAGAAGTACATTCAGGCAACCGATCCGAAGCGTGCGGCGGCCATGGCCGAAGCGACGTCAAAAATCAGCAAGGAAGCCAATCCCGAAAAGGCCAAGGCCATGATGGCCTCGCTGGAAGAATCCCTGCGTACCGGCGACCTGTTCGCCGACATGCAGGTCAAGGCCGCACTGTCGGCCTACATGCAGAACAAGGCGCTGTACAGCCAGCTCAAAAACGATTCGCGTGACGCGACCGGAATCCTCGACAAGAACCTCGCCGAGCGGCGCGAGTCGTCATCGCAGAAATGGGCGGAAATGGCCCAGTCGATGGATGACGCCATGCGTAGCGTCGGTGATGCGCTGCGCCCGGTGACGGACACCGTGGCCGAGTCGTTGACCAAGGTTACTAAAGGCATTACGTCGCTGACTGATAGTGCGCCCGGGGTGGTCGCCGGTATCGCCACGGTCGGGGCGGGGCTGATCGCCTTAAAAGGTATCTTCAGCACGATCAAGATCAGCAAGGGGCTGCTAAACCTTGCGCGTGGGTCGCGCGGTGGCAGGAATGGGAGCGAAGCCCCAAATAAAAACCCCGGAGAACTTGATCTGGTAGCGACTGGCCTGGATGTTGTTTCACGGGTGAAGGACGCGGCAACAGGCGGTGGGCTTGGTACTGAAAGTGGTGCAGGTAACGACGGCGTCAAGAAGGTTTTCGTCGTCAATGCCGGCGCTATGGGTGGCGGTGTGGATGCGTCGGGCGAATCGCGCCGACGTGGGCGTGGGTCAAGGCGCAGCGCTCGGCGCCGGTCGTTGCCGAGCTCGAGAGGTCCTCGCCCGTCTGTGCCTCGTCCACCTGTTTCGATCCCATCGCCATCAGTCCCCTCCGTTCCAAGTGGGGCATTGTCCAAGCTCGGCGCCGTCGCAGGAACCGTCGGTAAGGTCGGTAAGGTGGCCAAGGTTATTCCTGGCGGCACGCTGCTGGAGTCCGGCGCGATGGCGCTTGAAACCTTTCAAAACGCCAAGACCAAGGACGAAAAAGCCGAAGGTTACGGTTCGGCTGCCGGCAACCTGGCCGGCACCATGGCCGGTGCAGCAGCAGGCGCCGCCATTGGTTCGGTGGTGCCGATCATCGGCACCGCGATCGGCGGCATGATCGGTGCTTACCTGGGCAGTCAGGGCGGTGCGGCGCTGGGCGGGTCGTTGGGTAAGTCGCTGTTCGGCGGTGAGGATGAAAAGCCCGAGCAAACAGCAAAGGCACCGGTGCCGACCACGCCGCTCATGATGGCATCAGCGGCGCAGCAAGGCCCGGTGCTGGGGGATGTCGCGCGCTCGATGGCGGTGACGGCGCCGCTCAAGTCGGCGGCGCTGGCTATCCAGCCCAAGGAGACGGAGAAGCCCGTTCCGGCCAAGGTGGATCAGCAGTTTCAGTACTCGCTGAGCATGCCGGTCACGGTGCAAGGTGATGTCAAAGACCCGCAAAAATTGGCGCAGGATCTGCTGCCGCACATGCAGCGAATGATGGAAGGCGCTGCGAAGCAGAATGCCGCCAAGCTGTACGACGAACCCCATGTGTAAGGAGGCCTCATGGCTTACATGGAGCAAATGCAATCGAGCCTGAAGTATTTGGTCGAGGCAGCGGAAACCGGGCGGCGCAGTGCTGACGGCATGCTGACCCCGGTCAACGGTGCGATCCGTGAACTGACAGGCGCCGCCTCCGAGCTGGAGAATATCCCGTTTGTTGGTCCAGCCATTGGCGCCAAGCTTCAGCGGGTGATGCGAGGCGTCGACGCGGCTCAGGCCAAGGTCGGTCAGGTGGTGGCGGTGTACGGCCGCGCCACGCGGGCGGCGGCTGAAGTGCAGGATCGGCTGGGTACGTTGAAGGAACAGGCGGGCAAGGCGGCCACGGCGATCAACAACGTCGCCGGCAAGGTCAGTCCGTCGCTGGCCAACATCGTGCCGACCAGTTCCTTTGCCGTGGAAGCCACGCCGGCGCCGGAGGCTGTTAAGCCGTTCCCGCACCTGATGATCATTCAGCCGCGGGATCCGAAAATTGAGCCGTACTACTTCAACCTGGACACGGCAGCCTTCGATGAGCTGAGTCGTTCAACCGAATTCCGCTGGGCTTCGCAGGAGCGGCTGACGCGCCTGCCGGCGAAGCAGGCCATCGGTATGGGCGATGAAAAGTTGACGCTCAAGGGCACGATCTACCCGGGCTTCAAGGGCGGTTTAAAGCAGCTCGACACGCTGCGTTCCATCGGGGCCAGGCTGCAGCCGCTGACTCTGACCACGGGTTATGGCGAGGTGATCGGAACGTGGTGCCTGAAAAATATCAACGAGGAACAGTCCGCGCTGTTGCACGGCGGGATTGCTCGAAAACAGGGCTTCACTTTGGAGTTTGAGCGCTATGGCGACGACATGCAGGACGTCTGATGGCGACATGCTCGATGTCATTTGCCACAACGTTTACGGCCATCTGAATGGCAGCGTCGAGGCTGTGCTCGATGTCAATCAGGGGCTGGCTGATGAACCTCAGCCGTTCCGGTCGGGCGTGATTATCGTCCTGCCGGATCTGCCCAGCCCGACCAGTGAAGGCGTCAGCTTGTGGGATTGACCCGGGGCGATGCCTTCGCCGGCGCCGCGTCGAGTTACGCGTAACGACACCTTGTTTTTCTGGCCCGCCTTGTGCGGGTTTTTTATTGGAAAAAATCCATGACACCGATGTTTCGAATCGTCGCTGATGGGGCTGATGTCACGGCCAAGATCAATGATCGGTTGTTGCAGCTCCGTACCTCTGACAAGCCGGGCATGGAGTCCGACGAGTTTGAGTTGCGTATCGACGACCGTGACGGGCAAGTGCAATTGCCAAGGCGCGGCAGCTCAATCGAGATCTACCTGGGTTATGCCGAAACGTCATTGGCACGGATGGGCAGTTACACCGTGGACACTGTCGAGGTGTCAGGCCCGCCGGACACGATCGTGATCAAGGGCAAGGCCAGCGACGTGCGTGGCAGTGGCAAAACCATCCG